ACCTTGCACTTGTGCTGCCGTTCTGCGTTTGTGGTCATTTCGCCTCTATCTTGTAATCGTGGAACACGGTGCCCAGGCTGGCATCGCCAACCTTGCAAGCCTTGACCCAGACGTTTTTTCCGCTGGCAAGTCTGCGAATGTGGCCGCGACGGTCGTGCAGCCTGGGGGATGCGTGCGTGCCGCCTTTCGATTCGCCTCTGGCGGTCTTTGGGCCGATCTTGACGGTGCGCCAGTCGTAGGTCGGTGTTTTGCCTGCAGCGATTTTGCGCCTGTTCGTGAAGGTGTCGGTTATCACTGGCTGATAGCACTCGCAGCCGGTGTCCATGCTTTCCAGCCACTTGGACATGGTGGCCAGCATGATCTCGGCCACATCTCGCGGCAAGTCTTGGCCTTCATCGACGGGGCCGTATTTGATCTGGCCATCCACGATGGCGTAAACCATCGGAGGGAAGGTGGTGTATTTTCCAGGCTGTCCCTTGCTCAAGTCGAGCACAATGCCTTCCTCTGGATCGTCTCCAGCAGCCAGCATCATCATCTCGTAACGCTCATAGCTTGAGGTTTGGCCAGCCCAGAGCACCAGGCTTTTCTCAAACGGTGGCCGGTGGGTCGTCAGGTTGTCGATCTTGATGCCTGTGGACAGGTCAGCGCCTGAAATGTCAAACCACTGCATTTCAGTCGGGTCAAAGCCGGATGCAATTACCGACTTCATGATGGAGCGAACGTGGGCTGTTGTCATAGCCTCTCCGTGTGGTTGGTGATGTAGTGGTGCTTCAGCATCTCAATTGAGCCGATCACCTCGTAGACGTTGGAATGGTCACCGAGCACGCAGGACATTCGCAGGCCATCGGCCAGAAAGCCTGCGGCAAAGAATGACTGCAGTCGGCCAGATTCAGCATCGGCCAGGATGTCTTTGAGCGCATCCACCAAGGCCGCGTTCGGCTCATTTGTTGGCACGGTTGCGCCACGAAGCGCTGTGATGTTGCTCATGAAAACCACCTTTTGATGTGCACAAAGACAATCGCAGCAATCGTGAACCATGCGCCGACGCCTGCAATCCCAAGCCAAACCAAAGCCCAAATGCCTGCCTTGTCTGCTTCTGTAAGTTTCATGTGATCTCTCCAGTTTCAGGGTCAACGTACTCAGGCGCGGTGAAGCGCACGCCCTGCTGCGCACCGAAGGCCTCGATCAAGTCCTGCAGCTCGCTCATCTCTGGCTTGGTCATCTTGCTGGTGGACTTGCCGAGCACCACAAAGCCGCCATCGATGCCAGGCACGACGTCCTGTTTGGTCATCGAGGCGGTCATCACGTGCTTCCATTCCTCGGCGCTCAGCTTGCGGCCGTACCAGTCGACCTGCTTAGCCACATCGGTCAACATCGCCCACAAACGCGCATTTTGTGCAAGCGTGCGGGTTTCTGGCTTAATCTCGACCACCACGCGCTGGCCAGCCATCAGCATGGACTTGAGCAGCGGCCAGAGCTGCAGTGTGATGATTTTGTGGGCCTGCACCGGCTCCCAAAGCGTGAATCGTTGGCGCTCAGTCATTTGATTCCCTCCCTGACTGCGATCCAGCACTCGTCGATGCTGAGGGGTGTTTCGTCAATGCCTGGCGGACGGATTCCAAGATGCGCTCCCGGCCAGGGTTCTGCGGAAACCTCTCGATGGCCGCCAGCATCCCGGCTGCAGCCTGTTTGTTCGGTCGGGTGCTCAGCACCAGCCGGGTGCAGCACGATAGGCATCCAAAGTGATACTGGCCGGACAGCGGATTCTGTGCTTGGGCTTGGCAGGCTGTGCATGTCATGCTCCACCAATCGCAAGTTTGCCAATCGCGTCAGCAATCTGAAAGCTGATGGCCGTCTTGCCACCGACTTTCCCACCCTTATAGACCAGCCTGGCTGTCTCGACATCGCCAATCACCACCGGCTTCGGTGGCTTCAGGCCACGCTTGGCATACAGCTCGTCCGGGCTTCGGTCGCCAGTCAGTAGGCGGGGATAGTCGAAAACCTCGCGCTCGGTGTAGGCGCGGTGCGATTCGCAGAATCTGTGCTGCAAGTAACCCAAGTCCTTTGTTTCACCTCGGCAAACTTTTGGCCAGCCACCCAAGTCCTCAATGGCCGCATGAATGGCCGGGTCATCAAACACCACATCGCTGTAAGCCCCGACACGCTGCATGGCATCGTAGGCTTTGCCCCAAGCAAGCATCGCTCGGTCGGTGGCTGTGCCTTCCAGTTTGCGCACCAGATCGGCAGGCTTTGGCGGGAAAACGCCGCGCTCGGCATCCATCGCGTGGCTGGTCAGTGCTTTGCGCACCTGGTCAAGATCGAATCGCTGGCAGGCTTGCCACCAGACGGACAGGGCAAACGGTGTGACGTCCTGCTTGTAGAAGGCCATCACGTCGCGCAGGATGTCCGCAAATTGCTGCTGGTCAGTTGCTCTCATGAATCTCTCCTTGCTGCGCCAGCCACTCGTCCACGGCTGCTTGGTTGCGTTGCTCGATGGCAGCCTGCTTGTTGGCGGTTTGGATTGGTTTGGCAGAAACCCAGTCGGCCTTGAATCCCTGCCAGCCCCTGGCCACACATTCCCGGATGGCCATGTCAATCGACCACCCTGCCTTTTCAGCCTCCCGGTGGATGGCCGCCAATGCTGTGGCTGTCATTGGTGAGCGCTTAGCCTTTCTGATGGCAAGGAAGTCCTGCCAAACATCCTGGTCAACCGAATCTGGCTTGGCAATAGACGCGCTTTTGCGCGGCTGTATTTCCTTTGGTTCTTGTTTTATGTTTCTTGGTTCTTGGTTTATGTTTGGTTGAACGTCCGTTGAACGGGCGTTGTTCCTGCGTTCAGCGGATGCTTTACCTGCGCGTGACGCCTGTTCGATTTTCGAGTGATAGTGGGCGATCTCCTTGTCAGCCCTGTCCGACCGATAGCCATCGTCGGTTTTCTGAAAGAACTCGTTAAGGACATCGCGCACACTCGCCGCCTCATCACGCAAGCCGATCAGCTTGGCAACGGTCGTTGCATCGTCGTTCAACGGACGTTCGTGGAGGTAGTAGAGGTCGAGAAGTCGCCTGTAAATCAGGTCTTCCATCGGCTCAAGATGCCGAGTGTGGGAAGCATAGTCCCCGATGTTGAACTGGTAATAGTGCATTGGCACACCCCTGAAGTTCACCCCAGAAAAGAAACCGACGGCAGGCGGGGGTGGATCGCTTTTCAGTAGGCTCATGACTTCCTACCTAGCCGGGTCTCAAACAACTTTACCTCAGACCAAAAGGCCATTCAAGGATTTTCTGAAGCCAGGGCCGAACTTCTTGTCCAGCACCGGCCGCCATTTGTGCGCCACGCCATTGCGCGTCCAAGCCTCTACGGCCTGGCCACTGGTGGCTCCCAAGGCCTGCGCAACTGCCTTGTATGAGCCAAGGCTCTCACGGGCAAAGGCCAGCACCTGTGCGAAATATTGGTCGTCTTTCTTCATGCCTCAAACTTTACCACGATTTTGCATGATTCGTGCAAAAATATTTTTTGCCACTTGCACAAAATCCTCTTGCACTATGCTATGATTCGTTTCACCAACAACCAACCACGAAAGGTGAACTCGATGCAAGACGACTTTTACATCACGGTGAACGACGGCAATGCCGTCATCATCAGCCCCAACGAGGAATACATCTCAATGGGCGTGCACATCCGAGGCGGCAGCGTTCGGATCGACATGACACCCCAGCAGGCCCAGGAACTGATCGAGGCCATCGCAAACAGCATGAAAACCAAGGAGACAGCATGAAAGAGATCGCAGCAGCATTGGTCAAGGCCCAGCGAGCATTCGGGCCTGCGCTCAAGACAAAGACCAATCCACACCTGAAGGCCAAGTATGCAGACCTGGGTGACTGCATCGAGGCCGTCATCGACGGGCTGAACAACAACGGCATCGCCTTGATGCAGCAAACCCACGAATGTGAATCTGGAATCCTGGTGGAGACGATCTTTATTCACGAATCTGGCGAGGTGTTTTCAGCAGGCAAACTGCACGTGCCTGCCGTCAAGCACGACGCCCAGGGATACGGCAGCGCCCTGACCTATGCACGCCGCTACAGCCTGATGGCCGCCTGCGGTATTGCGCCAGAGGACGACGACGGCCAAGCCACCAGCAAGAAAACACCCAAGCAGCTGGACGGCTATCCAGAATACGAAGCAGAGACGCTGCCAGCCATGCGTGAGGCTGCATTGCAAGGCAACGAGGCACTTGTCTCAGCATTCCAGGCCCTGCCAAAGTCGGCACACAAGGCCGCGTTCTGGCAAGCCCAAGGCCCAGCCCTCAAGAAGGCCGCCAAGACCGCTGACGAGCAGGAGGCAGCATGAGAATCATCACAGCCGATCAAGGCACAGAAGAATGGAAGCAGGCGCGTGTTGGCGTGCCATCCGGCTCCAAGTTCAGCGACATCATGGCCAAGGGTGGTGGGGCAACCCGTGCCACCTACCTGACGGCATTGGCCTTGGAGCGCATCACAGGGGTGCGTGACGAGTTCAAGACGACGTTTGCAATGGAGCAGGGCACAGAGCGCGAGCCTTTGGCCAGGCTGGCGTATGAAGCCAGCACAGGCCAGCTTGTGGAAGAAATCGGCTTCTGCATGCACGACACCATGCAGGTCGGTGTCAGCCCGGACGGTCTTGTAGGCAAGAACGGCATGACCGAATACAAGTGCCCGATGCCAAAGACCCACTTGGAGTATTTGCGCCTGGAGGCAGGCAAGTGCCCGACAGCCTACCGCTGGCAGGTGCAAGGCCAGCTTTGGGTGGCCGAGCGCGAGTGGTGCGACTTCGTGTCCTACAACCCAGACTTTCCAGAAAACGCGCAAATGGTAATTCGCCGGGTCGTGCGTGACGACAAGGCCATCAAGGAGCTGGAGACCGAGGTGGTGAAGTTCCTGGAAGACATCGAGCGTGAGGTCGAGTTCATCAAGTCATACAAGGACGCATCATGAGCAATATCACAGCAACAGCTTCAGTAAATATGACGCCTGAGATGATGGCTCAAGCATTTTGGAGCATGGGGTCTGATCTGCAAGTTGCATTTTTTGACGAACTTGCATCAATCATCCAGCACGATCACGTTTCTGGAAATAAAAGCGCATACAGCCTTGGAGAGCTTCAATGGTTTTTTGTTGGCGATGAATTGCTCAAACAGAAGAACAAGAAGGCACGCGACATGCTGATGACCATGGCAGCGCCACTCTACCTTCACACACTGGCTTATGTTGAAGGTGGTGCAGCATGAACGGCCGCGACCTTCGAGACGCAGGCATCGCTCGCGTGTCCATTGGCCGCGAGGAATGGATCGCCAAGGCACGCAGCACAGCGGTGGCAATCGCGCAGCGAGCTGGCCAGGTGACCATCAACGACGTTCGGAAGTTCATCGAGCTGCCGGACGACTACCACCCATCAACATGGGGCGCGGTTCTGAGGGGTGACGCCTTCGAGCCGATCGGATTCTGTCAAGCAACCCACCCATCAGCCCACGCTCGGGTTGTTCGGGTTTACAAACTGAAGGAGCAAGCATGAAAGCAAACGGACTGGCACGCATCGGCAAAGACGCCGAGGTGCGATACACACCAGGCGGAGCAGCGGTGGCCAACGTCTCGCTGGCGTTCACCTACGGCAAGAAAGGTGACGACGGCAAGCGCCCAACGCAGTGGGTGGATGCATCGCTGTGGGGTCAGCGGGTGGAATCGCTCGCGCCGTACCTGACCAAAGGCAAGCAGATCGTGGCCTACCTGGAGGACGTGCACATCCAGACCTACATCAAAGGCGACGGCGCGCAGGCCAGCAAGATGGCTGCACGCATCGCAGACCTGGAGTTTGTGGCCGGTGGTGAGCAGGCAGAGAGCCAGCCAAAACCTCAGCCGAAACCTGCTCCAGCACAAGCCGATTCTGGCTTTGATGATTTCCCGGACGACGTGCCATTTTAAGGAGCAACCATGAGCACACGCATCTACCTGGTCACCGACGTGGAGACCAACAAGCACCGCCTGATTCGCGCAGGCAACCAGGCCCAGGCCATCCGGCACGCAGCGCAGACGCGCTT